CTGATTGCTGGCCGCACCAGTTTCAATGGCTACCTGTTGCTCGATATGTGCACGAGACAAAAAGCCAAAGATACCCATGCTTGTGATAAGCATAAGCACAGCAATAGCAGACAGGAAGTATGTCTTCAGTTTCCAGTTAACATATTTCCAGTTGTGGTAAAGCCATGAGACAGCCACGAGTTTGCCAATCTCAAGGATTGATCCCATGATAATTACTGGCCAGAATGCACCAGCAAAGATTGCAGTTAGGCCGATGATGCTGTAGTAGGCAGCAACAGCCGAGAGGGCAAGCCCCGTGACAAACACGAGGTATGCGAGAAACTTGTTGTTCATAACACCCTTCTATTTTTGTTAGCTAAAGAAATCTTCCAAAGATATAGTCTTTTCAGTTTTCCAGCCGATACATTTTAGAATAATACGAAGTGGTTCCAGAAAACTTTTCTCGAATTGTAGGTTATAATCGATATAACTCTCCAAGTCAAGTTCTTTCGGCAGGATCAATGGAAATGCAATCACATTGCTGTGGAATAGGTTAGGCTCTTTCAGATAGATGAATCGAATCTTTTCTCCATCCTTGATTGTCTGATACTTCTTAGTCAGCCCACGTTTTTCCAAAGCCTGATTATAAACAATACTACCTCGAACATGGATAGGAATCTTTTCCTGTGTCCGAGTATACTTCTCTACATTATTCACACCACGGGGAAACGCAATGTCTGCCACGGGTAAGCCTGAGAACTCCTTACGAAAGTCCTCAATAAAGTCAATCATATCATCTTCTGTTTTATTCAGAATCACATCCACCGCTTCCCAAAGTTTAGATCGGCAAGCCGTTGGTGTTGATGACTTAATCATTTCCAAGCCCATGACCTTCACCTTGGGTTTGGCATAAGCAATACCTTCATTGTTATAGACGTTCAGAATGTAGCGTTTCTTGGCCGTCCAGATTCCTCTGTCTGCCAAGGCTTCACGCTTCATAAACATCTTTTGATCTAACGCATTAGTATATTCAGCAAGAGCTTGATAAGATTTATCAATAAACGATTGAATTTTAGTCTCACAGACCTTATCAAGGAAGGCGATGATAGATTCCGTTCCTGCATCTGGGCTTGTATCTTTAATCGTTTTATTAACCAGTCGCTCAAAGTTAATATAAATTGAGTCTGTATCTGATGCAATGATGTAGTCCTCATCTTTTGTCCCGAGTATATTATTTAGATACTGATTCAATTTCTTCTCAATCCAGCGAATAGCCAACTGGCCTGATGTGGTAATAGCACTGGCCTGTCGCACATCAAAAAACCGAAAGAACTCATTGCCTGTGGCACCATAGGCAGAGTTTAGACAGACCTTCTTTGCCAACTGAAGATTGTTGAATCTGGCAATACGAGCCTCAATCTCAATCCGCTTCTCTGCGTCTGTTTCGGCCTCAAGTTCTTTCTTGGCTTCCTGTGCCTTCTTCTTATACTTGGTGCGGTCATTATACATGTCCTGCATCATCTTGGCAAGAAAGCCGGGAGAATCCACACGGAACAACTGACCGTTTGGAGTAAGAGTTACTCCCAACGATTTAAGAGCCGTTGTGTCTGTTGTCTGATACAGCATGGTATCAACATTGATTGCCTGACTTACAACTCTCTGCATTTCAGGAGTATAGTCTCTCGGCTCCACGAACTTGTCGGGTGAGATATTGAACTCCATGATGAGATGTGGATAAAGACTATTCAAGTCAAAGGACGCAACCCATTTATACATTCCGGGTTTTGGTTCCTTAACATATGCTCCAACAAATGCCTGATCTTTGGAATGGCTAACCATTGGAGGAACAACCTTGTTCTGTTTCCTCAATTCGTTATATGTCAAGGCATCCCACATACGAACCTGTGCGAATACGTCCTCATAGTTTGTCTTGGAGTCATAGGCCAGAGTTAGAGCCAGATCGATCAGCTTCAGCTTCTCGTCCAGCTTCTCAACCAGTTCCACGTCTCGAATGTTATACTCAATGAATAACTGATGATTGTCTTTGTATAGGGTATGGAGACTGCCGTATTCATCATAGGACAATTTCTTTTCGCCCAATTCATCATGGCAGATTGCATTCAACTTGTAGCTGTCCTGTGGCTTGAGAACGAACTTCTTGTATAGTTCGATATAGTCAAGCACAGCCACACCCAGAGGAACGAATGACTTCTGTGGCTTACCCATGATAATAACTTCACGTTCCCTGAGAACACTCCAAGGTGAAAGTCGCTTGGCGAACTCTTCACCAAGTATCTTTGTTATACGATTAACAAGATAAGGAATATCGAAAAACTTAATGTTCCAACCAGTAACAATATCAGGGTAGTCCAGCGACCAATCGGTGATGAAACTTTTGAGTAGATCAATCTCAGAATTGCATCGTATATATTGTACGTCACTACGAGTATTATTAAACTCACCCAAGCCATAGACAAGAAACCTACTATTAGTATGTATTGTAATAGCAGTAATAGGTTCAGAAGCAGTTCCCGGCTCTGGGAAACCGTTTTCGCTACCAACCTCGATATCGATGTTTGCAACATTTATTAAATTCCTATCCCAATCTATATACGGGGATGCGTATAACTCTTGGTTATACGGGGATGCGTATAAATCTGAAATATACGCATACTCGTATTTTTGATTTCCATAGATTTTGAAGTTCTGTACTTCCTTATACTTATTAACAAAATCACGGCAATCTCTGATGTTGCCCGGCTTGATTTCCGAGACATATTCACCAGAGATTGTCGTGTATGGTGTTGGTTCCTGTGATGGAACAAACAGAGTCGGATGATAATCAATCTTGTTACGGACTTTTCTTCCGTTTTCTACTCCTCTGTACAGTATCCGTGAACCGTGTACCTGTACGTTGGTGTAGAAAGTCTTCATGAATTATCCTCCGGGTAAAATCAGCTTTGGGGTATCAGCGGTTATCAAACCGCCAAACATTGAATTATATTGGTTTATAAAATCTTTGTGTGGGTTCATTATAGCAAGAATATGGGCCTTATCAAGTTCTATTTCCTTATCCTCAGAAAATTCTGCCCACGGTGCAAGACCAATTGACGGGTTCTTTGGATCAACCTTACTTGGAATTAGAACAAGTCGGACAGGATTCTTTAACTTTACAATATGTCCGTCCCTAGTCGTTTCAGCAATAAGTTCTTCACCATTCAATAGTTTAATATACTTAACCTTCATCAGGCAGCTTCCTCCATAATAAAATCATAAACACCAACCGTGATCCACTTCTCAGGGATCAGAGTTACACTTGTGCCCGACTCATTGTGATAAGTGTAGGCATTCTCCTTATCCATGATCTTGACGATGCGTTCCCAGCATCCGTCAAAACTACGCTGAACGATCTGTTCTTCCAATACTTCCAACTTATTTACAAACATCATAAATCCCTTTCAATAGTTCTTTTACTTCTTCATATGGTTCTTCGACCTCATAGGCCGATCCATTATGCATACGAATGATAGTTCTCTTTGTATAAAAACTTTTACTTACCGTAGAAATATGATATCTGTTTATGGTGACGGGGGAGACAGACTCACCCACATCTGCCTGTATCAATTCAATGAAATTACTCATCAATATTCATCTCTGATTTGACCTGATCGTAGGTCTGTTGCACGACTTGAATGGTGCCATTTCTCAATTTAAGCAAGGCACCATCCGGCTCATCAACAATAGAAAGAATTTCTGATCGTCTGATTAATATCAGACTACCATCTTTTCTATTGAGTTCAACAAAAGGTTTAGCCGCCATTATTACTTCTTTGCAGTTGTTTTCTTGGCTGGCTTCTTTGCTGTGCTTTCTTTCTTAACAAATTCAGGCACAAGCGTCTGATCTTCTGTTGGCTTAACTTCAACATTCTTTAAGGTCTCCTTAGCATTGGTTAGGCCAATGCCGATGTAGTCCTTCACCTTATCCCAAAATGACATTTAATTTTCTCCTTTTACTAAGTTTACAAGAACGTCCTGTAAGATGTTGTTGTCAATATACTTATGAAACAAATATTTGGCTCTTACAGGCAACCCGTGATAGAAGCAATCAGTTTCTCTCTCACCAAATGCTAAAAATGTCTTATCCTGATTATCTATGTTTTCGGCATGTGTCGAGAAACAATATGGTCCAGAATTACGACCGATTATGATATCACAGAATTTTGATAAGTATCCGATCTCATTTAGATCATTACCCTCAACCTTTGTAATATCGGACGTAAACTTAATGTTTTCAAGAGCATGATTGGAAAATCGTTGCGTTGCAATAAAAATCATATCTGGAAACATTGTGGCCAGATTGATTATGAACTGCTTCATGTCACCATTGTAATCACACTGACCTGAATGACAATTTCCGTTTGCAATAAGAATCATTTTCCTATTGTTTTTTCGTAAAGCAAACTCATCCACATTTGACACATCAAACTTGCTGAAATCAATACTTGGATAATATTGTTCGATAGGACCAAGCTTTAGTCCAAGAGCTTTATAAACTTCTCGGTAAATGGAATAGTTAAATCTAAGCGTACACTCATTTGTATATTCCAACCCTCTATCAAACCATGCACCGATCCATGTGTTGATGATGATATCATCACCAAGATTAAACATCGGGTTCCTCCCAATAGATTCCATCATACGACCTTGACTGATAGGAACATCAGAAAGAACCTTTGTTGACATATGGTGTGTGAAAATGAAGTTCTCTTGTGGTAGCTGATTCATAATATCAGTAACGAACGACTTGCAATGAAACAAGTCGCCGTTATGATATTCGTTTACAAAAATTACCCTCATGATTCTTTCACATGCTTATAACGCTTGACCGAATCTTCACGAAGGCTTCGGTTGTGGGCAATAGCATCATCCACGAGAAGATTGATCGCCTGAACCAGATTAGGTCGCTTGACCTTAAAGCAGATATCCAGCTTACGCTTAATGTCTGCCATTTCTGAATCTGTCTTGGCTTCCTGAATGGCATCTTCCAACATCCATGTACGGATATGGAGAATGATAAGCTTTTCTACAATCTCACCAAGGTTGTCAGTCTTGACAAGAGCAATCTCATCAGGAATGCCACCCTTGCTCAAAACTTCATCAACAACCTTTTCAATTGCCTGATCAATTACATTACCAACAGCAGTTGACATATTATAGTTCTCCTAAAACTTTATCCAAAAGTTGTATATCACGAGAAGTGATAAACTGATTATTTCCAATGTAAATGCCGTTGTCGTGTAGAACGTCAACTGCATCGTTGCCAGTGCTTTGTGAAACATGATACCCTCGGTCTCTCAAATAAGGCTGTCGTAGAAGATTACCAGAAACTACTGGACGATACTCAATCTTATACTCTCTTAGTTTCTCTGTCAACCTATTTTTTACGGCTTTGTCTCTGGCAATAAGTGGGAAGCAAAAGCTACTGTTACCCGGATTCATTACAATAGGGTGAAACAGATGAACGTAATTATTCATCATTACACAAAACTCTACAAATCGTCTACGTCTGATATCGATAAATTTATCCAGACGAGTCAACTGTGATAGCCCAAGAACTGCACCAATTTCCGTGTTTCTAAAGTTATATCCGTCACTTACAAAAAGAAAAGATGGGTCAATGTCTGGATATTTCTTGGCATATTCTGTATAGTAACTTGATGTTCTTGCCATGCCATGAGATCGTTTCATTTTCATCAAATCATAAAGGTCTTCATCATTTGTTGAAATCATGCCGCCTTCAATAGTGGACATATGGTGTCCAAAGTAGAAGCTGAATGTGGCCCCTGTGCTTTTTGCACCAACCTTGACTCCATCAATCGTACATCCATGAGATTCACACACATCATCGATGATGATGGCATTTGGAAAAAGTTCCTTGATCTTCTTTGTGGGGGCTGGAATACCAAGTAGATGTGTGACAAAGACCATACGAATAGTTTGCCATGCCGCAATCCTTTTGAGGCTTCTTTCACAGAAGCTAAAGTTATCAAGATTGATATCACAGAAGACAGGCTCCAACCCAAGCTGAATAATAGGATTAATATTCGTTACCCATGTACAGGCCGGAACCAACACTTTATCTCCCGGTCTCAATCCATACTTCTCAATGATTGCTGCCACCAGAAGAAAATTGGCTGTGCTGCCAGATGATACAAATAAAGAATGCTTGGCACCAAGCCAGTTAGACCATGCCGACTCAAATTCCTCAACTTTCGGACCTTGAGTAAACTTGTTACTCTTCATCACGAACTTGGCTAACTTCAGTCTATCACAGAGAGTTAGCGTGTCCTGCATCAACGGCCAATCATACTCGCTCATAATTTTTCCTATTCTTCATAAACCAATCAATCGTTGTCTTTAGTCCATCCTCCAAGGATGTCTGTGCTTTCCAGCCAAGAGCATCCATCTTTGATGTATCTAGGGCACGTCTTGGTGTTCCATTCGGCATCGATGTGTCCCAAACAATCTCACCTGTATAACCAACAAGATCGGCAATCAGTGTTGCCAGTTCTTTGATCGAGATTTCACGATTAGGCCCCACATTGATATGACTTGGATCATTATGATTTTTCATCAGAAAGATACAGGCATCAGCCATATCATCAGAGAAAAGAAACTCACGAGTCGGGGTTCCGTCACCAAAACAAACGACCTGTGTCAGATTGTTTTCTTTGGCAGCGATGAATCGATTGATGAACGATGGAATTACATGACATTCAGAAGGACGGAAGTTGTCGTTGATGCCGTACAGATTATTTGGCATGACACAGACTGATTCGAAGCCATATTGTTCCTTGTACTTCTTGCACATTGTCAGGCCGGTGATCTTGGCCAATGCATAACCAATATTTGTTTCTTCTAACGGTCCTGTCATCAAGTATTCTTCCTTGATGGGAACAGGTGCGTGCTTTGGATAGATACAGGCAGTACCCAAATAACATAATTTCTTTACATTGTTGTTATAGGCAGCATCAATTACATTAGTCTGAATCAGAATGTTTTCTCGAATGAAGTCAGCAGGGTAATCCTTATTATAACCAATACCCCCAACCTTGGCCGCAGCCAGAAAAACATATTCTGGTCTATTCAGATGAAACCAATCATTTACTTTCTTCTGATTAGTCAGATCAAGTTTTTTATGGGTTGCTGTCAGAATATTGTCATATCCCTGCTTTTTTAGCTGTCGGCATAGTGCCGAACCAACCAGTCCCCTATGACCGGCCACAAATATTTTAGCATTACTGTCCATGAATAACCATGTCCTCCACAAGTTGCTTGAAGGTGTGCTTTGGTTTCCAGCCAAGAACTTTGTGAGCTTTGGACGCATCACCCAAAAGAGATTCTACTTCGGCTGGTCTAAAGTACTTGGGATCAACACGAACAATTTCTTTGCCTGTTCGCTTGTCCACACCAACCTCATTCAAGCCTTCACCCTGCCATTCAATGAACATTCCAAAGTATGGGGATGCTTCCTCAACGAACTGACGAACAGAATATTGTTCTCCTGTGGCAATAACATAATCATCCGGCATGTCCTGTTGAAGCATCAACCACATTGCTTCCACGAAATCCTTGGCATGGCCCCAATCTCGCTTGGCATTTAGATTACCAAGATAAAGACAATTCTGTTTACCACTTGAAATCTGTGATAAGCCTCGAATGATTTTGCGTGTCACAAAGGTTTCACCACGACGAGGGCTTTCGTGATTGAATAGAATGCCGGATGAGGCGTGCATATTATAGGCTTCACGATAGTTCTTCACAATCCAGAAACCGTAAATCTTGGCAACACCATATGGTGATCGGGGATAGAAAGGTGTTGTTTCTTTCTGGGGTGTTTCCTGAACCAAGCCATAAAGTTCTGATGTGGATGCCTGATAGAATCGAGTATACTTTTCCAGACCAAGAAGCCGAATTGCTTCTAACATTCTCAATGTGCCGACCGCATCAACCTGTGCCGTGTACTCAGGCATTTCAAACGAGACCTTCACATGGGACTGTGCCCCAAGATTATACACTTCATCTGGACGAGTTTCTCTCATGATACGAATGAGATTTGATGAGTCTGTAAGGTCCCCATAATGAAGTTTTAGTCTTGGATAGATATGATCGATACGGTCTGTGTTGATAGATGATGCTCGCCTGACAATACCATGAACCTCATATCCCTTGGATAGAAGAAGTTCGGCCAAGTATGATCCATCCTGTCCGGTGATGCCGGTAATCAGTGCTACTTTTGTTCTCATTACAAATCAGCCCTTCAAATAATAATATAATTCTCTCTCATAGTCTCAACCATAAGGGACTCGATATCTCGATTAGGCTTCCATCCTAAAACATCTTCTGCCTTTTTGCAAGACCCTAACGAGTACTTATTTACTTCATTTTCAATGACATGTTGCAGAAGATGATTTTTACCTTGATGGATGCTATCATAGTTCTGCCAAAAGTTTTTTGGTTTGTTGAATATTACTTCTGGAATCTGACCAAAAGCCTTCTTTGCAAAACCAATAATATCATGGACTGATGTTAGTGTTTCAGAACAAACATTATAAACACCACCCTTACTCTTATTTCCATCAAGACAAATATCAATCATTCTAACAACATCATCAACGTGAACATAGTCTCTTAGTTGTGTGCCATCTGAAAATAGATTTATCGTTTCTCTATTTTTGATCTGCCTAACTATGTAGTTGACGAGTGGTGGAGACTTCCGGTGAATATCCTGTCTTGGTCCAAACACATTGAAGAATCTTAGAGTCGTTATGTCCATGCCATAGTTTGTTATATATGATGAGACCAACCCTTCCATGAACAGTTTTGAACTTGGATAGATTAGTCTCGGATATACCACCAAGTCTTCTCTAAATGGTGCCTGATCTTTAGTGTTGTTTTCATAGATGGCGGATGTACTTGCAACAATAACATGCTGCCCTGATTTTCTTGCGGCATCAAAAACTGATGCGGTTCCACCAACATTGACGCTGATACAGTTACTTGGATTAGACTCACATTCTGGCAAGGCTGTGATTGCTGCCATATGGATGATGGTATCAATATTATTATCATCCAAAGTCTTACTCAGAAATGATGTGTCTCTGATATCACCCAGAACAAAACGACAAAAGAATGCACCGTTCTCTTTGAGGTTATTTTCATAACCGTTATTGAGATTATCATACGCAATAACATTATGTCCACTTTTTACCAGATGTAAAGAAAGGGTTGATCCTATGCCACCAGCAGCACCAGTCACCAAAATGTTTCTCATAATCAATCCTTCAATAATAAATTTAGCTTATCAGAGTTGCGTTCCAGATTAACTGCTTCGCAAGATGGATATGGATTTGATCCAGCGAAGTCATTGATAATGATTCGCTTGGCATGATTAATATCCATAATCAGTTCACACTCACCAAAACCAAGTTCGTTCAACATCTTTCGTGTCACATTTTTAAATTCGTAAGGGCGTGCAGTCATGAATACGATCTTACATTCCCTACTCATATACTTATGTAACGTGTCCACGTTCTTTTGAATTGGTGTGTATTGCTTTCGGTCATATGAATTTGATCCCAAAGAACTCTGACTATAGCAGACAACACCATCAATATCACATACGATTGTTGGTCTATCATTAAAAGCAAGCCATTCTTTCAGGGTTCCAACATTGACATAATTCTTGACAGGAGCCGTATTGAAAATCTGACCCTGTGAGATCATGTAGCTAATAATGTTGGAGATGAATAGTTCCTTGCCGAAAGTCTTCAGGCTTGTATAAGCTGTCTTGTATTCATCAGCAGAGGCAAACTGATAGGCACCGACACAGAATGTATCGGACACAACCTGCTTTTCAACAATGTTTGTGATTGTGCCCTGATCGTTCTGAATAACATAACTCAATGCAGCCGCACCAGCAAGATTCAGATTTTCTGAAAGAGTTGATGTGTGAACAGCATTACCATCAACTGTCCGCATATCAAAGAAACTGTCACAGTCCCGAACCATGAACGGTCCAGAAAGATTAAGTCTCATCAATGCCTGATAGACTGTTTCAGCAGGACCTTGTGTTGGTGTTTCAAGAATGATGATGTTTACTACATCACCAAAACAATCCCGAATGATTGCCTCGGCATCATAGAGATTTACATGTTCTCTCAAAAGAACAATATGCTTCTTACCCGGAGTTTTCACCAGAGCACGCTCAACCATCAATTTTTTTGAGAAATCAGTCAGAAGATACTTCGGTCTCATGCCGGGAAATCTACTCGAAAGTCCTGCACACGGAACAATCACGTCCATAGTTTTTTTACCTCATTAATAATATATTGTTTGTCGAAGTCATTCTTACAATATGGCAAGATTCGAAGCAACATTAATATTGTCAGTTGTTCGTATTCAGGAATATTCTTAGCCAGTATCTTTCTGATTGTCAAGAGTTTATCATCAAGATTTAGATTGTTCTTTCGAATAAACCACTTACAGGTTAGGTCCTGATTAAGTTTTGCCAAATCAAATACAGTAGAATCATATTCGCTTGTGATTAAATCAATGAAAACAAAGCGATCACCACTCACATCATAGATGATATTTTCCAGAGTCATATCACCAAGATATTCAGATCGTGGTAGGATTCTTGGTAATGATTTTATCAGCATTTCTTTTGTAAATGGAAGAACACTGAAATCTATTGATTCAAGTTTTTTGTGATATGTTTCTGTATATTCCTTATCATAGGCATTATAGCCTAACGAGTCAATTGTGTCAAGTAGAAACTTTATCAGCTTTCTTGGATTATTGTAGGACAAGTAAGTTGCCATGTCAAGCCCATGAATATATTCCATGTCTAATGTATCATCTGATACAGAATAGATTTTTGGAACATTCACGAGACCTGATAACTTTTCCATTCGTTCGACATTTCTGACAACATTGCCTATCTTACGCACAAACAGCATTTCACTGTTCCGCATAAGATAGACTTTGCTGCCAGAGTGACCTTGTAGTTCTTTTAGTACTTCTGCCAATGCTCCATATCCTCTCTGATAAGGGAGTGGGGTGTCCCATTATATTTACCGGGAGGAAACGGGTGATTCATATCCACATACAATAGATTCTCACCAACAAGATTGTGCATCTTCCAGTTAGCACTCATCATTTCTTCACCAATCATTACTGTACCAGCATCATAAAACTTATCGATATGCATGAAGGCTTCAGAATATTTGTCCATGTTTTCTGATGACGAGAATGCAAACTGGTCGTTTCCAAAATCTCTTGATGGAGTCATTCTACAGTTTGGAATATAAAGTTTGCTGTTATCTAGGGCAGCATATGGAATACTTCCATTCAGTGCAAAATCGAATCGAGTTCTGATAACCCAATCAAACTTCATGTTATTATTTTTTTCATATCTCCGCTTTAGATCGTTAGCTTTCTTGATTGAGTAAAGCTGACAGTATGTTGCCAGAGCAGGATTTTTGATATTCCAATTTGGTTGTGGTGGTGGAACTCTTGTATATTTTGAAAGGTCTGGAGTAATAGGGCTTTCAATCAACATAGCCTTTGGTTTGTAAATGGAGATTTCTGGAAACTTTTCTGTTTCACTATTCCACCATGTATGACAGAACACATGTGCGTGTGCCACATCAAGAATGTTTTTCTTTATAAATGGATATGCAAGATCAACACATCTAGGCTGACCGGAAATACACACAGCAATCTTCATTATCTAATACCTTTGTAAACATTATTAATGAACCACTTATTGAAATGATCCATATCAAACCGAGTATTTCTTGGGTTCAGAATAGGCTGCTGAACCATCTCATTATACTTAGTATCATCTGTATCCAGTTCAATGATTTTCTCTAACATATCTTCATCCGACGAAAAATCATGTCTTGAGATATATGCCTTTGGATTGAAATCCAATTCTACGGTTGGGCTTCCCCAATAGATCGGAATTGTGTTTGTGTATAGTGCCTGAAAAAGTTTTTCTGTAACATAGCCCGGATAGGAAGAATTTTCATAGCAAATGTTGAATTTACGAGAACCAATAAAATTCAGCTTTGCTGTGTGCCAATGTCCTTTACTCAGTATGTCGCCCATGTTGTTGAATAGTGGCCCTGCCGAATCAACTATTTTATACTTGGAAATAGTATGAAAGATGTTGTTTCTTTCGGCACAGCCACCATTTCTTACAACAAAAGAGCAGAACCCTGTTTTATCAGATGCAGTTGCCGTTCTCTTGACTTCTCTTATATCAGGCAATCCAAGTTTTTTGGTATAGACATTATTATCTAAGACATAAAGAGGCAACCGATAAAACTGTGGACCGTCCATATGATCGAAAGATATTGCATGATGACATTGATAGTTCCACGGTCTACGATTCTCTCCTGTAAAGAAAATCTTGATACAGTTCTTGTAGTTCAGATTATTTGATCCAAAGGTCTCATCCGCAAAAATAAGATAATCGGGGTTGGAATCATCACGGACAATTTCAAAAGACTTGGATAGAGTATCAAGAAAGAACTCGTCCATTGTTTGGAAGTAGTCTGTAAACCCCAGCCTTAGCAATGGTTTCGTCATACTGAATATATCGCATCCCTGCCATGTATTAATGCTTGAATTTTATAACCACGCACACCAAGAAATTCATCAATCTCATTTGTGGGGTCCTCTACAGTTATCACTGGTTTGTACCAATCAATTGTGGCCGATGCACCTTTTAGCACCTCATACTCAAAACCTTCAGTGTCAAGAGCAATAAGATCACATGCGGTTAGACCTAAGTCATCAATTCGGTATGTTGGAATCGATGATGTTTCAGTTTGTCGCATAACATTCATTCCTCTATTATGCGTATTTGTCCGAACAACGCTTAGAAGCCCATAAGTATTACCAAGTGCTCCCTGAGTCTTAATAACATTATCAGTTTGGCAGTTGCGTGTCAAACAATAAAAATTGAGAGGGTCTGGTTCAAAGGTGTAGACAGAATCAAAGACCTGAGACAAAAGACGAGGAAAGACGCCACAATATCCCCCAGCCTGAACCACAACCTTTTGATTTTTCACAAGTTTTTGCCAGACATACTCATAGGAAGAATATCCTTCCAAGATAGACTCGAATGCTTGGTCTCCAGAAATTTTCCACCAATCCCGATCATCAATGTTGATGAGTTGAATTTGTTTATCGTAGATCATGCTTTCACCCAAAACGAGATTTGATTTTTTGATCGCAGAAGAGGTGTACGGATTTTGTGATCATTTTTAAAATCTTTGACTGCCTGATAAACATGGAGGACATTAGTGTCATGGATGAAGATGTATCCACCCTTTTTAATCTTGGGATACCATGCTTCCAGATCGTTCTTGATTCCAGTATGGGTATGATCCCCATCCAGAAGAACGAAGTCCAACCCTTCTTTATCAAACATCTTGGCAGCATTTACTGAATCTTCAAGCTTGAGAACATATCGTTCCCCACATGACTTCATATTGTCTTCAGCAATGCTCCGATACTTATCCATGTCTTCTTGACTTCTTACAGTCTCATAGTCGGTGTGTGCCTTGTAAGAATCTATTCCATAAAGCTTCGTTATGTTCGGACATTCCTCCAGCAGAACATAGGATGTTTCTCCTTTGAGAACACCAACTTCCACACCAGTAATATTTTCACCACGCATTCTTTTGATATATGGAATCATGGCATAGGCTGACAGGAACGTGAAAGGCCACATACCAGCAGCCTTACACTGTTCAATCGTAAAAAATTCAGGATCACCTAACATTATCAATCTCCAAACTTTGTTTCAATAGTTTTTACAAGTTCGGGCACACGGTCCCACTGATGTACAACAACAAACGGCTTATCATACTTATTAACAATTGTACCATCCTCTTTGAAGACTGGCTGGGTGTCCTCATAGAACATAAAATACTTCTTCCAGTTCTCTTGATCTTCCTTGACTCGTGTACCGAGATCACCAGAACCAGATTCCACTGCCTTGACCGTTGTTCCAAGTTGGACGGCCCAACCATCATCATTAGTAGTAAACCAAGTATCATTAAGGAATGGGTCTGTGTTGATAAGGAGATTATATACTGCCTGATCCACAATCTCGATTGGACGATTAATACTCATCTGGAAAATGAGAAGCATCAGTCCTCTGACATGCATGGCATCACCAGCAATCACACCAACATTGTTAATCATCTTGGTCTTTAGCTTGTCATGGAAGTATGGACCAAAGGTATCATAAAGATTCTTGTTTCCCCAAGGCTCAAACTGATACTGCATACCCTCGGACGAGGCCACAAGAGAATGGAACACCATGCCATTTTCCAGCCATTCTGAGGGGTTCGCCTGAAAAACAACGTCCCGAGTATCTGTTGTAATAACATAGCGATAATCGTTGCCATGATCTTTTAGATAGTTCCAGATGTAAAAAAATCTTTCAACATGTGGAGCATTATTCTTTGGTGCTGTCACATCACCATTGCTTTGCTGCTTTCCATAAAGAACAAGCTGAATACCTGATTCTGTTAGCTTGTCAATTGTCGCCTTGGTTAGGTTTGTGCCAACCAGAGCCACATCGCCAGTAAAGCCAGACTTACGAATGGAATTTACCCAATATTTGAGTTTATCCCAATCATAACCAACTGCCGCACCAATAATCAAATCTTTTACTTCTGCCACGGGAAAACTCCATTATGTTTTTGTTTCATCAATTCATTACCTTTTTTAAAGATATCATAATCTCCACCATACGCCTTATCCATGTCTGGTAGGATGTAGTTAAGAGTATGTAGGCCAGTCGTATCATAGTTAGATTGGTGTCTAACAAACATGAAGAACCGGCGATCACCACCCCAACCATAATGCCATATTTGGCATACATTTATAAGCCATTCTCTTTTAAAGCAATATGATGATGTGTCAACCAAATGCTGAGTACCATCAGACCATGCTATGGGCCACCTTCCAATAGCCTCACAGCAATCGTCGGCCAGATACTTGTCACCGACATAGACTTTTCTTAAGGAATATGCGAAGTCCAAGTTCTTTTCTTCACAAAGATCAACGAGTGATTGTACATGATTTTCATCCCACCAGTTGTCATCATCCAAAAAAAGAATATAGTCTGCATCAACGAGATGTGGATATGCGGCATAGATTCTATGCCCGTACATACCACCCGCACCTGTGTTCTGGGGAGCAACCGTAAGAGAAATATTTCTTTCACTGAATTTGGCTGGCATATTTAACAGGACGCTCTGCAAATATTCATTGCCATCAGCCACCACAAGATGTTTGATGTTTTTGTAGGTCTGATTACTTACAGAATCAATCGCCTTGGTTAGGCCATCTTTACCAACAGAAGGTGTGATTACACACACCGACTTCTCAATTCGCAGTTTCATAATATATCCTTTTGTTTAGAGTCTGGCGAATTGCCAATGCATCCAGTCATAATTCCTTTCAATACCAAGGCTGATAGCACCTTCATCATATACAAATTCCCAGAACTTCTTATATTCAGGTCTGGCAAGACTAGCACTTTTTGAAGTGGAACGCAAGGCATTTCTATCAGGATCGATATCAACAGCAATACCCCAAGAATGCATAGACCAAGATGATCCACCACGCATCTTACGAACATTCAATGTGCCACCCCAAAGATCAAGGCGAAGTCTCTTGATTTCTTCATAACCATAGTGTTCCAAAGTTCTTTGAAAGATTCTTCGCATAGGAACAGCCACCTTTTGGTGACACTGGAATGATGTGATTTTCTGATCCAAGTCCCATGCAATTCTCATCTGATATGGTAGATTTAATCTTACCTGATTTGTTCCGGGTCTACCATAGAATGACATACAGTCCTTTTGTCTTGGCCATACTAATTTTGATACCTTGACAGCTTCGACAACTGCTGGCGAACCAACAACCTTTTCTGCACCTTTATATTCTGGTAGTTCAATACCCTTACCAAGTTTTTGATAAATTTTCAGACAGTCTGGGCCATAAGAGGACCATGTAGAATACCCTGTCTTACCCTGAATCTCAATAGCATCTTCAACAGTATTGGCATCAAAAATCTTTGCATATCGTTCGCCTTTGAGTAACACATCAACATAGTCGGCAGCGGCTTCTACCCAATTATGATAGACCCGAAACTTGTCTGTGATTGTTACTTTCTTTCCATTAATTTCTTCAACAGTGGGGACTGTTGTTGATCCAGCAGGACCATTGCCTTTGATACCAAAGATATTGTTACCCTTGACTGACTTACCATATCCTGTCTCAAGTGAAGATTGTGTGGCACCAAGATGTGCAATAACTTCAGGATACTTAATTTTGGATGTAAGAAAGAATGTCATTCTTTTCTTGGCAGCAGCAAGAACCGCATCATAGACTTTCTTGTAGTAATCTACGGGTTCAAAATCTGTTTTGTTCTCATCAATTTCTTCATGAAGATCGTCCATCTTATCTCGCCAGTTAAGCGTTAGCTTGGCATTATATACCGCTCTGGCATTTCTTGTTGATGGACCTTCAAGACCATCGATAGAACCAACTTCAATGTCTTCTGATCTGTATAAAGCCTGTTCGGCTGCTCGTTTCAGTCTGGCATCGTTCCAACCAGAATGATTGATCTTATATGATGTGAGTAATTTACGAATAGCCGCATATGTTTTAGGTCCAAGCGTGCCGTCAATAGGACCGTCATAGTGATTGTCTTTTTTTAAAAGTAACTGAATTGCAACATCTATATCAGTTAAGTCCGGGGCACTTGCCATTGATGATTTCTCCAGTACTAATAAAAATCCATTCTTCTATTGTATACGGCCACATGGGCTTTCTCCTTGTATATAGGTTTTCTGAAAAACAAACAGGGGGGATTTCTCCCCCCTGTCTTAGAATATTTTAATGTCTTACTTAGCAGTAGTTGATTCAGCAGGAGCATCTGGTGCAACTGTCTGAGTTGCAGCAGGTTCTTCCTTCTTACCACCACCGTTATTAACATCGCCTGTCTGAACCTTGCAACCAGCAAGGCCAAGCCCAAGAGCAGCAACAGCAACAAGTGTAAAAGTCTTCATCATGATGTATTACTCCAATTATAGTGTTGATCCGTAACTTCCGAATGAAGCCACGTTACCGTTTGGAAGCTTGCAATGCCAGCCATTATTGACAGGCATAAGACTTCCCTTCATACTCAAACATTTGCCCTTGAAGGCAGCAATTCGAGTAACCTTTGTTTCTTCGGCATGAGCAGAAGAAAACATAGATGTGATAGCGACGAATGCCGCAAGATATCCGATTTTCATTGTTTAACCCTTTTGATTAAGCCACGGACTTTTTCGATAAAAAACTTTTAGCCTCGTTAGCTTCTGTTGCAATGTCAGAGCCTTCATTAGTATTGATATCAATCTTTCTTGGCTTTTTAGATTCAGGGATGAATCGTTCAAGCCAAATCTTTAACATACCATTAATAAGGTCGGCGTTCTTGACTTCAACAGTGTCGGCAAGGGTAAACTTGCGTGTAAACGCTCGGTCTGCGATGCCTTTGTAAAGATAAGAATTAGCATCGTCTGACGTGATTGATCCCTTGATTGTGAGAACATTGTCTTCAAGAACGAGTTCAATGTCCTGCTTACCAAAGCCAGCGACAGCGATCTCAATCGTGTATGTGTTCTCACCTGTCTTACGAATGTTGTAGGGTGGATAAGCCACGGCCTTGGGAAGAGTTTCCGCAAAGTCAGCCAAACGCTTGAAAGCGTCATCAAATCCTACAGCAGATTTTGTGAGGGTGTTGAATGAAGAGGGATCAAAGAGTGAAAATAGATTAGATGTCATATTGTTTTCTCCTTAAATAAGCGAGATTTCATTTAGTCCCCTTTCCTTTTCGGCAAAGGGGTTGTCGGGTACGCAAAACCTTTTTAACCCCGACACCACTATATATACAACTTCATGGTCCCCACGTCAAGGGGATTCGTGCGGCTAATCGTAACAAAAAGTATCGCCGCTTCCTTGAGCAGTCTGATTTTCACTTGGTGCAAGGTGTTTTGGGCTTGCACAATCACCAGTAGTTTTGTCCGGCCCATTTACAATAATGTTTTTATTTTCGATGAATACAGCATCACCTGTCGTATTGATCAAAGGGCCTCCACCGTGTGTATTTCTATCCCCAACAACCGCCCACAGTTCATTGTTTACGTACACTGATGACTGTCCGGTCACAACTGTGGTTGCTCCACAGGCACGGAGATGCCCATGAATATGTACCCCTTTTGCCATTATTCTTTATCCTTTGGATTCAGATCAATTCGCTTTGACTTGAGCACCATATGCTTCTCGGCTTCCATATTGATATTCTGGGCCTTAAAGTCCATGTCCTCGGCTTCGAATCGCATCTGTTTTGCACCAGTAACGTCTACTGATCCATCTGGATGAATATGAACAGTTACACCATAGGCACTAATAACTTCTTCTGGTGGAGATAGATAAAGTAGTTTAGCCATTCTTACTTACTCCTGTTGAACCCATACCACCCTTACGATCAGTTCTTTGAGTTGGTTGTGTCTTAGTTTCAGTAATCTTATAGACCTCTGACTTCACAAGTTCAGCTTGAGCCACACGATCACCATTACGAATTACAACTTTGATTTCGGATGTGTTATGAAGAAGAACCATTGTTTCGTGATAGTAATCAGAATCGATTACACCCTCAAGGTTAGCAAGGATAAGTCCCTGCTTATATGATAGACCAGACCGAGGATGAACCCGAATAGAATAGCCTTTTGGAATATCAAAGATAAGGCCGGTTGGAACCATTGCTCGCTCACCGGGCATCAGAATGATTGTGTTGTTATACATTTCAAATGTCCGAGTGAACTCGGCATTTTCTTTTGTATATCCCTGATACGATGACTTACCAGAAAACTGTGCTGCCAGATCAAAACAGGCAGCTTCCTTGGTAGCAAAGGAAGGAATAGTCACATCAACATGTGTCTTAAAAACTTTTAGTGCTGTCATAATATAAACTCCAGAATAAAATATTATCTTGAGATTTCTTCCCAATCTATTGTAGCCAGACCATCATCACTGGCAAAAGCAGTTGCCATCGTTACTGTAATAGGAAAGGCTGTTCCTGTCAAGCCATTTCTTTCAAGCTGGAACTTGAACAAGGCTTCTTTTAGAATGTCTGTAGAAATAGATGCTTGTGTTGTGGCAGTGGCAAATCCAGAAGCAAGAGTTGTTCCACCAGTTATCGTATTTGCAGTAAGATCATATTCAACAGACGAGTCTGCTGATGCTGAAGTCCAAGTTGTATTAGCCAAGGTTCCATTTTTTATCACTTTCCATTTTACACGGGCGTTGTTACCAACACACAATAGAGACAGAGCAGTAACAATAACGATTGCATCAAGCCTGTCACTTTTCAGACGAATGGAGACAATGGGAATGTCTGCACCAAGTGTGGTGCCTAAATCTTTTGGTCCTTCTACAGGAGTACCAACCGCCTGTTGAGAACCACGAAGTTCGTAGCCGCCCTCAGATACAATAGATGAACAGACTTGTTTGAGCGTGCTTGAGTTTGCCGTAACTCCAATATTTTTTATCTCATATCTCAAAGGCAAAGAGGCTGTTGTGATATATGTTGATGTGATATAGTTAGCATGATGGAATGTGTGGCAGGGAATAAGCTGCCCGTCAATAATAAAGCCACATCTAACAGACCCAAGACCAAGCCATTCAACATCAATATAGCTGATCTGTGCTTTAGAAATATCAAGCGTTCTTCCAGAAGGGTTTCTGTTCGCTGTTGGTGGATTTTCCGTCCATGCACCTGTATTGGTGCCATCCATTGTATCAATATTCCAGTTCGATTGGGCCACACGAGTTTCTGTGACATTACCGGTTACATAAGACCTCTCGACCAGATACAGGGTGTTGTTAGCCAGTTCGAGATAGATACCATTGTTGGCACCATAGTAACCAACTCTTTGCCGTAAGTTTGTTTGGGCTGGAGCCATAACAAAGGTATTCAGGATTTGTAGAGACTTACCGGGCTGATACGAAAAGACCTTGGTAGTTTCACGAATGACTTCTGCATTTGCAGCGGTCGTCACGGCCATATTGATAAGACCTTCGTTGGCTGAGAAGGTGACAGTAGAGTTGCCTGATGTATTTGATGTTACCCATAACCCATTGTCTCTATATCGGTGAGACGAATCAAACATGGTAAGTGGGGTAGACATTCTTGCTCTACCGAAAGCATCAACAGCAGTACCGGATGGGTTAGCACCACCAATAACATTGCCATACCTATCAGCAATCATCACTGTCTCAAACAGTGTTTTCTCTTGTGGTAGGAATTGATTTAGGTCTTTACGATACTGTGCCATTATTCAGCCACCTTTTTAACTGACACTTGCTGCCCTTTATGTGATACTTGTATTCCACCGAAATCAATGTTGGGGTGGATTTGTTTTAATGTCTGACCAGCAGGATTTGCTCCAACATCATGAATAGATGTAACATTGGCAGGGTGATCATCATATCCGGTCACTTTACGAATGTTGTGTCCCTGTGTCTTAAGTTTGCGAATAACTCTATTTAGTGTTATAGCCTTATTAACATGTGTAGGATTTTTGCCTTCATTACCGGCCCTATGAAGATGAATCTTATCCATATCAAGACCCATCTGCTTTAGAGCACCGAGAAGAATATGCGGATGCTCCATGTCTGCTCTGGCAGTAATGATATGAACGTGATGACCGGCATCAACCAACCTTTGGGCATGACGGACCATTTTATGAATAGGTGAGGCAGAATCAGCAAACTTTTTTGAACTCGCAAACTCAGAATAGTCATAGGAGTGACCGGGTTCAAGTTTATATCTGTTATAGTCGGAAGTAGAAAGGGTCTTAACATGGTTGCCAGCAGAATCTTTTACACGAATCTTGGCACCCTTTTCTGGATCATGCTTTACCAGAGTGTCGTCCATATCAAACCAGTGAAGATGTTCTTCTGGTTTTACGCCACCTTCAGGCTCATAGATAGCCCGTTTAAGTTTTTGAAGCAATTTTTCTTCTTCCAGAAATTCTTTAAACCCTAGCATTACTCTTCCCTGCGTTTTCCCTTACCGATGGTATATTTAGTAATCAACTGCCACTCATTCTTTTCCTTATGGGAAATGATCTTGATCTGACTTAGGGGTGTTATGGGGTCCTTGCTCTTTTCTTCGTCCACAAGATCAACCAAACCCCATTCATGGAGAAGATTTGAAATTGTGTTTCTACGGCCTTTATCGTCTTCGGTAAAGTCTGACCGCTTACCATCCAGAAGAAATAGTTCCTTAAAATGCACGATGTAGTACTTACTCTGCTTATGTAGAATATGGCAGGACTGATAAAGAATCTTGTCCTTGCGTGATGCGACACCGATACGTGAAAGGGTTTCTCTTACTTTGAGAAAGTCATCTGGTTCTGGTAGCCTCACTTCTATTAGATCGTTTAGGTCTAGCATTATTCATTCCACCCTTGTTTATTCTCTGCTTAAGTTCGTCCAATTGAGCGGGGGAGAGGATAGTAAGAACCTGCTTGGCTTTCTCATTTGAATACCCATAATATTCCTTCACAACATCCAAATCCTCAATCGTCTCTCGTTTGAGCCATTTTTGATATGGTCTCTTATATGGACGTATACTATTTAGATAATAGTGATATTGCAGATATGCATCAGTATTGGGCAGAAGATTCATCTGATTGGCATTCATTACACAATCGTAATGAAAGGACAATGCCTTGTTGACAACAAACGGTGTGTAGTCTTTGTCATCCTCCAGAACATTCTTCTTAGTTTGAAGGATGGACGGAATGATTTCTTTGAACAGATCAGCCATTATTATCTTTCTCTTTCAAGTATTCTTCGACAGGAATACGTCTAACTTCGCTGGCAGGACCAAATGTTTGTTTCTGTCTGAAAGACCTAGTAACAACTCGTTCTTCTCGACGCATCTGTCGTAACTTCTCCTTTTCCCCAAAGGATAGTTCTTTTTTATCTTTTGCCATCAAGATATATCCACTAGGTTTGATTTTTTACGGTTAGTTTGCCAAGGCAACATTTGCAGATTTTCTTTTTTAGAAAGTTCTTCAATCGTCATTTTATTTTTCCAGCCATAATCAATAGGTATAATATGATCTAGTTGATAGCCGTCTTCAACACCACATAATGTTCGTGAATAATTATTTGGGTTTATCTCACTCTTATATTCTTTATAAGTTTTTTCTGTCTGCCAAATAACCTTGTTGTAAAAATCCCAATATTCTCTTTCGTGTCTATGGTCTACCCATCTTGGACTAGATTATCCCTTTCTTGATTTACCAAACCAAGGATTACCTTCACCTTGCCAATGATATTGTGGACTCCAGTTTCCTGATCTTTTTTGTCCTTTTTGTTTTTCTGCATATGAGGCAACTCTTTCGTCAGTTTCAGCACACAACCCCTTATTCCAAGGAATCTTACCTTTATTGTTTGGTAAGATTCCTTTTGCTGCCCTACGTTTGGCAGATTCAGACATTTTTTTACGGGTTTCTTCTGATATTGCCATTTACTTGAACTCCGCATCAACCATAAGTTCTGTTAAACAGGCTACCAGTGCTATTTCTTTATCAGAAACAAAAGCCATTTGATAGTCATATTTAGCCAGAATAATAACAACCTGTGGTATACTAGCAGGTTTTAGGTATTCTGTCAAGCCGTCATAAATCTTACGAAAGATTCGGGCAGGGTCAAGGTCAGAGTTGGTAACAACCCATTTACGCATGGTTCCCCAATCCTTTTCCTTCAGAGCCTTGATAAGGTCATCCAGATTACGAATTGATTCAACCTGTGCCAGCACACCAGCATCTAGAGAACCACCGGACGAAAACCTCTGGAGTTCGTTCAGAGTTCGTCTAAAGTCTGGAAAGAACTTCTGTACGATCTTGGCCAGAACGTCCTTGTCTGTCGTAACCTTTTCGGTCTTGAGGACTTCACCCAATCTCTTATAGAATGCAGCAGCCATCTTTGGCTTTTCGGCAGCTTGTAGTGTGAAGTCTACCACGGCACAGCGAGAATGAATGGCCTCGATCAATCGCCCCTTGAAGTTACAGGTTAGAATGAAGGAGCAGTTAACCGAAAACTCTTCAATGGCACCACGAAGAGCGGCCTGTGCGTCTGGTGTAATATAGTCGGCCTCGTCCAGAATGATGACCTTGCGATCACCAGTCAGAGACACCGTAGAAGCAAAGCCCTTGATCTTGGTTCTTAGAGTATCAATGCCTCGCTCGTCTGATGAGTTGATGAAAAGATAGTTCAGACCGAGTTCTTCACACATTGCCAGAGCGACGGTTGTCTTACCGACACCCGCCGTTCCGGTTAGCATAAGGTTTGGAATTTCCTTGCTATCAACATAGGACTGGAATACTTTCTTCAACCGATCAGGCAAAATACAATCGGCCACTTTTCGTGGCCGATATTTTTCTACCCATAAAAATTCGTCTCGCATTAGTCACCACCTTCAAGATAGTAGAAAAAGAGTATGATACACGCCACAATGACCATAGTCAAGCCTAAGAAGAACCCAACTATCACTTGTTGCTCCAGCCGTCTGTTCTCAGGACATTCTCATCTTCCTTGACAGAAAAGGCTGTGGCCGAAGTCAGGACATTTGTATAGAGTTCTTCAAACGAGTTGTTTTCTTCTACTTCCTGCGAGAAGTTTGACTTGTAATAGACCTTGGCCATCCGCCGAATGACCTTCTTTTCGACACCAAGTTCTTCGTTCATCTTATTGATGATTTCCTTCTGAAGATCACGTTCAGCGGCAGCACGAACCATGCTGTCATTGATTTCACTGATTGCATTACGTAGCTTCTGCTTGTCGGCATTCGACAAGGCACTAATACTTACCATGATATATGTCTCCTTTACTTAATGCTTTCGAACGAAATGAAGTACTTCAGCTTCTTGGTCTTGGATGTAAAGCGAGCAAACAGAGGCAGCTTTACATCCACCGTGTAGTCATCGGCAATCATCTTCAGATTGTCAGTATTCCATGTGGCAATGAAGTCCTTGCCGGAATAGTCGCTGATCTTATTCGAAGCCTGATTGGCTGTGTCGTTCTTACGATCATGCACGACCGCTCGCAGTTCACCGTTCTTACCAATGATGGAAAGATGCGTCAACGAGTTCATGGATGCCAGTCGTAGCAGCTTTGTCAGTACCATGTTGGGCAGATCAAAGGTCACATCTGGATTGTCAATGGTAAGACTCTTTCCTTCCGGGGGAGTCTTGACCAGTTCAGGACTGACAGAATAGTATGTCAGTTCAAACATTCCATCCTTGGCCACCACCTTCTTGTCATCGAATGCCAGATCAGGTGTGGCCAGTGTCGAGATGTTTCCGATAAACTGGTTCAAGTCATAAATGCCAAACTTGTTTGGGAAAGATTCTTCAAGTTCGGCCTCGGCCATTACAGACTTTTCTTCAGAGATTGTTCTCTGAACATTACCCGGAACAAACACCACACCATCATTGATTGTGGAGAAATTCTTTAGAACAGCCATTGTATAGTCAGATAATTTCATAATCACTTGTCTCCATAATATTAGGCTATCTTTTGTACTCTACCCGGTCCTTGGAAGGTTGTCAACATGTAACTTACATTGGCTTCCAGTTCACCCTTGTTTCCATTATTCCAGAGCATATAATCCATCGGATGCCCGATCCACTTCCATTCAGAGGGATGGATATTAGGGAACTTGTTTTCCATCAGTTCCCCACGATCATAATAAATCCATTCCCTATCTTCAGGGACTGTGTTTGTGAGAACAGCAGTATCATACCATTCTGGTTCAGGACCACGAATCACACGAATAACAAAGCCGCCCATCTTCTGAATGAACTTGATTTCATTTGGAAAGCGAACATCAGTAACTACTACATTATCAAGTTCAATCATTCGCCGTTCTGTCGATGTGATCCATAGGTTATCACCGAAAACATCACGACCAGCCTCCGTTCCTACTTTCTGTAGAGCCAGCCGGGGCGTCAGATCATAACCCAGCTTGGCACTCCAGAACTCATCCTTCTTTTCACGAAAGGCACGGGACTCATCCGTGTCACCTTCAAGTAGATGACGGGGCCATCCGAAGATAGCCGCCGTTGCATCCTTGACTGAATCAGCAAAGGCCAGTTTATAGAACTTGTATTTGTCAACAAGCAAGTCCCCAACTGTGCCCTTACCAGAACCAGCAAATCCCACCAGACCAATTATCATGATATAAACCTCTTTATGTTTAGAGAGCACCAGTCAAAGCAGCAATCTTAGCCATATCACCTGTGAAGGCATATGTTCCGATATGCTGAGTCTTCATCCAAGGACATAGCCAAATCTGTCCACCAATGGCTCTCCAATATTGGCAGAACATATAATCTTCACTAAGGTAGCGGTGCGAATCAGGATCGATAACAGTGTCGAAATATGCGTGAATATACCTTGAACCATCGAAGTTTGCCTGTCCAATATGATCTGGTTTGTAGTTTAGATGTGGATATTCTTCCTTAAACTTATCGAACACAGCCCGCTTCACCATCATAAAGCCTGTGCCAATTTCCATAACTTCCAGAGGCTCTGTAACTTTGAATTGCTTGGTGCCGGGAACAGGATTAAAGACATAATCACCAATCACACCTTCAAGTTCAGAAGGATTGAATTTTGATTCATCAAATTCTGGTTGGGCCAGAACTTTCTTGGAAGCATTCCAGATTGATCTCCAGTTAATAGACTTCTTTGGGTATGGAGCACCAATAACATCCTTATCAAGGGCAAGGAGAGCCAGAACATCTTCTGGATTGAAATGAATATCCGAGTCAATGAAAAGAAGATGTGTGAAGCCAGACCGAAGAAACTCATCAACAATGTAATTGCGAGCACGAGTAATAAGAGACTCATTAAAAAGAAGGGAGAACCTAACCTCAATACCATATCTAACACAAATTGCCTGAAGATCAAGGCAAGCCTTCATATAAAGGCCATGATTAAATCCACCGTACATGGGTGTGCCAACAAATAGCTTCGCCTTGCGAAGATCATCGGTCTTAATTGATAATTCCATTATGAATGTCTCCATTACTAAAAAATAGTCATCACGGGCACTCCCGCACATGAGTATATAGTGACGATTGTAGCTGAAACTGGCACTCCCGTCAAATAAAAAAATAGGGCCGACCCGAAGGCCGACCCTATTCTTCGCCTGATTAAGATCAGAATGCAACCTCATCTGTTGAAGTCTGAGGCACTACAGTCTGATCAGCAGGAGCTACACTGTCATCAAGCTTCTTGTAAAGATCAAGAAAGGCCGTCTTTGTGTCCACGTCAAAGCGGTTAAGACAGAGTTCAATGGACTTGCTACGATTGCCATTGAAAATCGCAAAGGCTTCGCAAATGTGGACGAGTCGGCGTGTTGAAATTAGATCAGACACGGCACCTTCCATAAAGGACTTGCGAATAACATCAGCCCATGCAACCAGCTTATCCACGTACTGCGTATCAGGCATACCAGCCTTGGCCAGAACGTTGTTGAGAATCTTAGCCTCAACCTTCGCAGCGGGATATTCCTGCTCAAGGGTAACAGAGAAACGTTCAAGGAACGCCTCGTTCATAACGTTGGTGCCGATAAAGCGACCATCATCTGAACCTTTACCCTTGGTGTTGGCCGTTGCAATAATGTTGAAGCCCTTTGCCGGTGTGATCACCTTATTAATTTTCTTAAGGTAGATCGGCTTGCCTTCAAGAATAGGCTGGAGACACATCAACTTGTTAGAACCAAGGTCAACTTCATCGAGAAGAAGAATTGCACCCCGTTCCATTGCAACAACCACTGGACCGTTCTGCCAGACAGTCTTACCATCAACAAGACGGAAGCCGCCAAGCAAATCGTCCTCGTCCGTTTCAATCGTAATGTTGGTACGGATGCACTCCCGTTTTTCGGCAGCACAAACCTGTTCCACCATCATCGTCTTACCGTTACCAGAAAGACCAGTGATGTACAGCGGATAAAACCGCTGAGACTTTACGATTGATCGAACATCAGAGAAGTGACCGAACGGAACATAGCCGTCAGCCTTCTCAGGCACAAACGAAACGGGAGCATTGCCAATCTGAACGGCGGCAAGAGCCATTTCGATATGTGCATCCGATCCCATGTCAACCGTAGGAATGACACTTGCGGGGATCGACGCCTTAGTAGCCTTGGGGGCTACCGTGGCCGGATCAATAGTGAGCGAATATACACCACGACCGATACGACACTTATTCAGCCAAGCAGGAAACGCAATATCCATTTCAGAACAAATGTCCGAAGCCTGTTGACGAGTAATGGTTTCAATATCCCCGAGCTTTACCTTGACGGCATTGAGGAATGATTCTCGGTTAGAAGCCTTGGCCATTTTGCTATCCTTTGCTGTATCTCGATTATGGAAGTATATTAGCACATTGATTCGGTCTTGTCAAGCACCGGGGAGATAGGTTGTAGAGGCTATCTCCCCGGTTAGTTCCTTATGCAACCTTGGCACTCACACGGGCCATGAACTTTGAAAGCAACACTCGATTTGTAGTTTTCTTTTCAGAATACTTGATAAATGCCTTTGCGATCTTTGCCTTTGTCATTTTTGCATTGACATCCAGCACATCGGCACCGGCAGTCTTACCACCACACTTTACGATGTAATATTCATCATAGCCCTTGGCAGTAGTCGAGAGATAACCTTCATCGTTCCACAGCTTCTTTGTCTTATCGTTATTCAGAATAGTGTAATCAATAATCCAATTCAGACTTTTGATTCCACCATTGTGGAGATAGAAGCCGATAAGATTAGTGTTAGTGCGAGACTTCAGAACTTTCAGCAGAAGGTCAGTCATGTCATAAAGGCTTCTACCAATAACATGTGTTGCCTTTGTAACATCATCCTTCAGGATATAACGAGTTCCGTTTTTCTTCGGGGGCAGTATTGCCGGATTATGTATGCTCATACAGGGGTCCGAACAACCGTCCGTCAGAATAATAGTATTCACGATCTCAAGCTTATACTTCTTACGGAAATCGTTAATCAACTTATCAGACACGACGATAGCCTGATTAAGCGGCGTTCCATCCATAGAATCGGTTGGATAATAAACTGCCCGAGAAGCCTGTGCCCACAGAAGTTCAAAGGCAGTATTCAAAGTGGCAGCATTCATTCGTGAAGAAAGAATGTTACGCATCTTGAAATTATCAAACCGAAGATCGTTGGTCTTATACTCAAAAGAACCCTTCTGCGTAAAACCACGATCATCTTTGAATGAGTATACTTCGAACGGAATCTGAACACGCTTACAGAACAAAGTAAGTGCGATCAACTGTTTCATCGTATACTTGAAGTTTGTCAGCATAGAACCAGACCAATCAAGAATCATGAAGAAACCATGATTCTTGGAATTGGGCACTACCGACAACTTGCGGAAAATGTCATCGTTGTACTTGTAACTGTGAAGTTTGTTCGTATCGATAACACCCGTCTTTGCAACCGATGCCCGAGCATAGGAATCGGCAGCTTTCCGCATTTCAAACTCTTTCACCATGAAAGAGATTGAGTCGTTTTCCGACTGACGAAACTTTTTCAAGTCTTCTCGAACGGTCTTACGAGTATAATCACCATATGTATTGTAGGTTGCCAACATCTGAGGAATAACCACAGAGAAGTCATCTACAATATTCTCATACTTTGCCTTGGGAAGCGTGACATACACATAGTTTATGTCATTGTCAGCCACGATGGTTGACATTGCTTCCTGTGCGGCCCGTTCGGTTGCAGCTTCAAGGGTTTCGTCGTCTGATTCATCAGCACCGGCACCAAGCTTGTCGGTCTCGGCCTGATCTTCGCCAGACTCTTCATCCTCGAATGTTTCGTCGTTGGCATACTTTGACTGATTAGATTCATCCTCGTCGGAGTCATCTGATTCAGCATCAGCATCAGCATCAGCATCAGCATCGCTGTCTGAATCTTCATTATCAAGGTAATCATAAGAATCTGAGTCTACAGAATCATTGTCATCGGAATCCTCTGCGGAATCCTGATTCTGTTCCTGCTGCTTCTTTTCTTCATTCAGCTTCTTACAGAACGCATATACTTCTTCTGTAAGAGCCACAACTTCTTCGAAGGTTTCAGCATCAGCAATCTTATCTACCAGAGCCTTTTCGGCCTTGGTGAAGATAATGCCAAGCATGGCACCGCCCTTGAAGTAAAGATTGATACGGTCGATAAACATCATACCGTTTACATCTTTACCCTGCGTGCCGAAGAAGTTACGTTCAAAGAGTTCCTTATACCCCTTGACGTAGTTACGGCGAGAACCGGGATAACGACGCTTCTGTCGCTTGTCAATACGAGCATCCTCAATAACGTTGAGAAAACTCTTGTTGCCGGTCTTCTTTTCCGTCATAGTCTTGACAGCCTGTTCCCATGCATCAGCAGGGGTATCCAGAGCATGTCCGACTT